ATACAGCTGCAAACTCATAGATTGCTGGAGAATCGATAACATCGATGGTCACACCAGCAGAGTTAAGAATGGTTGTTAGTCTGACTGTATCCATCTCTTTAGGATATGAAACCCCTGCAAGGATAGTTCTAGCCATAATTGCAAAAGAGCCAATAGCGGTAATCTGTTGAACTGCGACTTTTAGGTTGGCACCAGCGCCTGAGACTGTATTGGTTACCTGATTGACTTTTCCAGTAAATAGGGTGACATTTGTTCCAGCGCTGTTCTTGGCGGTAATAACTACTGACTGGTTCATATCGAACCCAAAGTCGGTATTCGTAGCATTTAAGATATTGATAATGGCGTAAGAGGTTCTAGGTTGCTCCCAGACAGATGTGCGACCAAAACTAATAGTCACACCGCCCAGCGACTCTGACGTGTAATTAGTACCATTGATGGTTACTGTTGCTTGAGGATTCCAGGTCATTAGAATTGCAGTTTCGACGTACCGACTGAAGTAAATGCGCCTGATAATGTGGCTTCTTGGTTAAGCAAATTGACGATTGTGCGAGCAGTTCCAATAGGATCGATTGCCCCATTGACTGTAATGTTGATTGGTGATGCACTCTTATTCTTGCTTGTATTACTTACGATGGTTGATGGGATACTTGCCCCAAAATTAGAGGTACTTGCATTAGATGAATTGCGACCAAATAGATTACCGAGCGCATCGCCAATTTTCTTGCCCAAATTAATAATCGATAAAAAGCCGTCAATAATCTTTGAAACAATAGTTAAGATGCCTGTTAATGCTGTGCCTAAAACTTTGATGGCTATGCTGAAAGCACCGCCCAAAAATGGTGCGACCACCTTAGAAAGAAAAGTTAATAAAGCCTCAAAAGCATCTTTATTTTCTACTACAATTTCTTTAATTTTATCAAACACGCCTTTAAGACTGTTTAAGATTGGTAGCACAAAACTCTTAACGCCATTGATAAAGACACTAAAAGTGCTAGTTAAACCTTCCTCGCCACCAACTGAATTAATAAATCCAGCAATGACAGGAACAACTTTATCAACAATGAAAGTCACCAAGGGAGTAATTGCATCCAAGATAAATGCGCCAATAGTTTCCTTGCCCTCAGCAAAAGCAATGTTCAATCGATCTAGTTTTCCTTGGAATGTGTTGGCTGATTCAGCAGCTGCACCAGAAAACTCTTTGCCTAATTCACCAAAAACATCGATTCCAGCAGCTGCAATAGTGTTGGCTTTTTCCTGTGTTTCCGCAACCTTTTGAGATGCCTTAATGTATTCTTTAGATTTTGGACCATATTCAGCCAATGCAAAATTAGCATCTAATTGCGCTTTTTCTAATTGCTTTTGGACTTTGTTATATTCCTGGAGATTTGTTGCATTGTCTCCTAATGTAATTCCCAATTTCTTTAACGCGCCTGTTTGCCCATCGTTGGCTTTAGCCAATGCATTCGCGACAGTCGCTAAATCAAGATTCTTGGCTTTTGCAATATCCGCTGCGAGATTAGTAAGTTTTTGAGCCTCACCGATATCTTTGGTTGATCGTGTAAGTCTTTCTAAGGCTGGTCTGTATTCATCATCAGATATTCCAGTTGCTAAAGACTGCTTGAGAATCCAGTCCTCAGTAGATTTAATTGCATCTTTATTAGCACCTACAGTATTTTTTAAGGCGTTGGCAAGTCTAACCTGAGCTGCTTCATCCTCAATGGCAGCCTTGACTCCATCGATTGCCAACTTGCCAGCATAGGCAGCAGCTGCGACTCCAGCAGCAGCAAAGGCTGCACCAGCCATTTTGCCAAAGCCATCAATTTTGTTACCAAAACCTTGAACATCATCTGTACTTTGATTTAAACTCTTTTTAAGATTATCAACGTCAGCAAGGATCGAAAGTTTAAGGGTTCTATTACCAGCAGCCATTAGTTATACTCCTTTAAGATTCGATCAAATGCTGATTCCCATTGTCTAATCAAATCTGGCTGGATTGCTCGTAATGTCGGATAAATGAAATATCCAGCATTGCCTCGTTTGCCATATCTTTCAGAACGCGCTGGAAATTGCTTGTACTTTTTAGCACCAAACTCAGCACCGGCTAATAAACCATTACCGCCTTGAGTGCCAAAATTGAACTGCGTAGTTGCTCCACCGCTAAATCGTTGTGAAGCAAAACCAAAAGATAATTCACCGATTTTAGATGATTTAGAAATCCTCACACCATCTGCAATTCTTTTAGCAACCAAAGCGTTGGGAGCAGAACCAGCAGCTTGACGGATCTTGTCACCAGCAAACTGGGCAAGGGAAGATGATTCGCGTTTAGCTGCATCAACTGCTTCCTCAGACATTGCCTTAAATGCCTTCGTGATTGCCCTTAATTCTTTTTTGTCATATACGATAAAGGAGCGTTGATCGATTAATTCATCTGTCATTGCCTCTCCTTTAGTATCTCGATAGCCGTAAGAATGTCCTCAGCGGTTTTCCACTCGCTCATAGGAATATGAGTAGCGATCGACAATTCTACTAAGAGTCGGCTGATACTTCCTCGGCTATGGCTTTTGGGCTATCATCTCCGACTTCAACATCGATAATAGTTTCCATCCATGCCTCGATCGGCTTGACTGGCTTTCCTGCTGCTTCTCGTTTCATCGCGCTGTGAGCGATAAACAATAAGTCATACATTCCAGAGAATTGACTAATCGACTTCTTTGTTGCCATTTCCCACTTTGCAAAATCAGGCGGATAGGCAACATAAGTTGCCTGATCCCCTGACGTGTATGTAATTGTGATTGCTTTTTGCATCTTTGCTCCCGTTGTTAGATTTTAACTGAATGTTTCGGTAGGTGTTCCCACGACTGTAAGTGTCCAAGAATCAGTCTGAGCGCCTGGTGCGCCTCCACCGACAGATGGAAATACAGGTAGGACGTTGCATGTAAATACTGCGCCTGTTACTGCTGTGAGTGATACTGCAAGAGTTGTGTTTGGTGCAGACTCAGCTGCGCCCCACATTGCTTCAAATAGTGATGATGCTGCACCCCAGTCAGCCAATAGTTCTAAGTTCAGAGTCCATTGATCGTCTGTGTGCTTGTACGCCTTGCCATCGAGTGTCTGATATACGTCGATTGTTGGGCTGTTTACGAGTGTAACGCTAGTTGTCTGAGCATCGTAGTTTACTGTTGCGATGGTCAGGATAATGTCGCGACCCGTAATGACTGTTGTTGGCATTTCGGTATTCTCCTTATGGTGTCTGCGTGTACCAGGTGGCTACACGTATGTCCGCGACTAGCAAAGTACTAGCGCCTACTGTTGTTACTGTTGGTCGATCAACCGCCTGGACTTCATATCCAGCAGGTATAACCGCCACAACACTTGTTATTAATTGCTCTATGTTATCAAGTGATGCAGGATTGCTATTGTAAGCAACGCAACAACTGATAGTCATATTGATCTTGCATCGAAAGGAACTCTTGCCAATGGTGTCAAACTCCAGGTATGGAGAATCGGGTACGACAACAACAGCAGGTGCAGGAATTGACTCAGGAACGTAACTAAATACGTTTGCTGCAACGCCTGAAAGTGCTGTGGCAAGAGGAGTACGAACCGCTGAGAGAATAGTGCTAGGCATTATTGTGCCATCGTCTCTACATCAATATACGAACCCAAAAGCCCGACAACGCGGTTAAACAAGCTGCGCCCCATGCGGTAAGGGCTAGGAGCAAAATCCACGCCTTCAATTTGTCCTCCTGGGGCTGTGCGAGATTGGAATACCTCGACTGAAACTACGATGATTGCGGATTCGACCGCTGCAACTCCAACATAAGTTGAAGCGCCTGTAAGTGTTGCGGATCCGCTAGGAATGACGTTTCGTTCAATAACATCGGCATTAGTGATGTTTGCTGTAAATGTGTACGCATCAACATCAGCATTGACTGTTCGAGTGCCGTTAAATGGTGATCCGCATCCAGCGATGACAACTGATTGTCCTTCTGTGAACTCATGGATGCCTACTGTCTCAAAGGTTGCGACATTATCAGTCAGCGAAACCTTGGCGATTGGTGATGCA